GGCACATCACTTGCAATCTAAAGGAAACTATATGATTGCTGGTGATTTTTCCAACTTTGATGGCTCTCTTCTCATGCAAGTTTTAGTTAAAATTGTAGAGAAGATAAACGACTGGTATGGTGACAGTGAAGAAAACCAACTTATCCGAGCTGCTCTTTGGGAACACATCTGCAATGCTGATATTCTCGTGCGAGGAGAAGTGATTCGCAAGACTCACTCCCAACCTTCAGGAAATCCTCTCACTGTCATCATCAACTCCCTTTTCAATGGTATTGTTATGAGAATTGCTTATATGCTCTTGAAGAAGGAGCAGGGTCTTCCAGCTACATGTGATTACCGAAAATATGTTTCGGAAATTATATATGGTGACGATGATATTAAATCAGTCAGTACCGAAATAACACACTGGTTTAATCAACTCACGCTTACGGATGCCCTTGCCTCTTTTGGTCTTACCTACACCGATGAAACCAAAACAGGGAAGATTCTTCCATTTAAACCACTGGAAGACGTTGCTTTCCTCAAGAGAAAATTTGTGATTCAAAAAGATGGTACGTTTTTGGCACCAATGGATTTGACCAATACTCTGGAAATAACCAATTGGATTCGCGGAAAAGCTAAACGTACAGCTACTATTGAAAATTGTGAACAAACGATCATGGAACTTTCTCTCCATCCGCAAGAAGTTTACGAGTATTGGAGTGCTCGTATTCGAGAGGAACTCGCAGCAGTTGGGTTGAGTATTCATGTCCCAACATACTACGAGCAGATGGAGACGTACAGATACAACCGCGATATGTACGCCCGGACAGAATATGTTCCTCTATGGTAAACTCCATGGCCTTGACCCGGAAATGTGATCTGGATGTGAGAAAACAAACGGGATAATTTTCACATCTTGCTATTTCCTTGCCAACAACAGAGTGTTGCTGTGCTCTGGTGATACAGCTCCCGCCTTTAGGGTGAATAGTCATCTACCCCTATCGTATTAAATGACTGCTACTTCTAATACAGATAATTCAAGTGGTGCTGTTTCGTATGACCACGACCAAAACACGAACATTGATTCCACTCGTGGAAAATTGCTCACTGACGTTCAAATGTCAGTTGATGCACAACCAATGTCATCTGCAACAACTCAGATGGCTTTGAATGATAAAACTCGCCATGAAATCGCGAGTATTCTAGAAAGACCTGTAAACTTAGGAACCTTTGAATGGAAGACAGCTGATTCTCCCATCCCAACACAGTTGTCTGTCTCTGACTATGAGGAAGATACGCAAAATTATTTGCAAAAATTAAATTTCCCACAGGCTATAT